CAATCTTTGCATGAATGGTTAACTGCAATTGGTTTTCCTAAAAATAGGCAACAGTTTAGTGATTTTAGGTCAAACACATCCAATACTCCTGGCTCAAAGGTAAATCCTTCAACCGATAGAATTGGAGCTCCAAGTCCAGCTAACGCATTATTTTCTGATGTATATCTTATGGTGCTATCAAATAAAAATAATCCTATAATACAGATTGATTTTCACAATGCATATCCTGTAGCATTAGGTCCAATACAGTTTACTAATGATGCAACAGATGTTTCAAACATAATTGCAACTGCAACATTTTCATATCAGATATATGAATTTATTACATTAAATACTGATGCATCATAATGGAGATTAAATGGATAAGTTAAGTGAATTACAGGCGCAAGCCAAAGAAGACCTTATTATATTAGATGATGAAGACTTACACCAACAATCCTATAAAAATCAAATCATCAAACCAAAATGGTTAGACTATAAGTCCAAATATAAACTTCTCATGTTTCAGTGCAAGGCTGAACACAAACGTCTGTATAGAGAGAAGTGGGAATACTATGGCGGCAAGGCAGATGCAAAGGTGTATGCTGCCAAACCGTTTGACTTAAAGGTTTTGAAAAATGATCTTCAGATGTATATAAATTCTGATGAAGATGTTATTGAGAATGAAAAAAAGATAGTATACTATGAGGCTATGGTTGAGTTTATTGACGGTGTAATAAAATCAATAGATAATAGAGGATGGGATATTCGTAATGCCCAAGATTGGAAAAAGTTCTTGGCTGGAGGGTTTTGATGTTAGATAAGTGGATTGGATATTATGAAAATATTATGAATGATAAACAATGCAAGGAGATATTTAATTATCCTTGGGATTGGACTCCTTCTAAATATGAAAATAATAGCGGCGTAAGTTCTAATAGTGAAGAACGAGTCAAAATGGATGAAACTTGGGTTCAAGATATAAACAAACCATATCCATTAATAAGAGAAATAGTTTTAAAAATTGTTGATATTTATGCAAAAGAGCATGAAAGATTTAGCTGCATACATCATACCAATTTTCGTATTAATAAGTATGGCGTCGGTGGCTTTATGTCCTCACACGTTGACAACATACACCACTCTCATCATCAGCAATATGGTTATCCTCAATGCTCGGTATTATTGTTTTTAAATGATGATTATGAAGGTGGTGAATTTATTGTTACAGATAAAGAGTATAAAACATCAAAAGGTTCAGCAATAGTTTTTCCTTCAAATTTTATGTTTCCTCATGAGGTAAAAGAAGTTACCAAAGGTGAAAGGTGGAGTATTATAACATGGTTAATGTAAGAAAACACGAAATATTTCCAACAATAGTTTATGAGTTTAATTGTGGGTTTGATGCTCTTAGCCGACTTGATGTGTCACAAATGAATGCTTATATTATTGCTAATGAAAATGAAGATATTGTGAATCAATCTAAAGATGGTTTATATATGTTATCTACATTTAAAAAATTAACTGACATAATTTATGAACAAAATAAAAGATGTTTAAATGATTTAGGATATAAATTTGATGATATAGAAATTACAGGTATGTGGTCAAATCATTTAAAGCCCAACCAATCACATCCACCACATACACATTCTAACAATTTTTTATCTGGAGTATTTTATCTTGATTCTGAATCTCCAGCGTCACCAATACAATTTTTTGACCCCAGAGTTCAAGCAAATGTTTTATCTCCAAGAAATAAACCAAACAAATATAATTCAAGTATGGTGCAATTTAATTGTCTCCCTTGCACTGGATATATTTTTCCTTCTTGGTTACAGCATTGGGTTCCACCGACTCCTGTAGATAGAGTTAGTATTTCTTGGAACATTCTTGCAAGAGGAAAATACGGGGAAGCTGGAACTTTCCAAAATGCTGATATCTAAAAAGAATGAAGTTTACTTAAAAATAATAGATATTGAACCATCACTTGCAGCCCAAGTAAATGATTTCTTCACGTTTGAGGTGCCAGGATTTAAGTACATGCCTGCATACAGAAATAAAATGTGGGATGGCAAAATTCGTCTTTATAATGTTGTTACAGGTGAAATTTATATGGGATTATTTCCCTATATAGAAGAGTACTTACAAAATAATGGTGAAGATTATGAATTGGATGACGGACTCAGAAATAAAAGAGAGGTTGCCAGAAGTGTGGTCCAAGGATTTGTACGAGGGCTTAGACCGACACTCAATGGACGAAGAATTAAAGTACGAGATTATCAGATTGATGCCATCACCCATGCTATTGCCACAAATCGTTCTCTTCTTATTTCTCCTACTGCTTCCGGCAAGTCGTTAATAATATATTGTCTAGTTCGATATTACCAGATGATGGAACTAAAAACTTTAATACTAGTTCCAACGACTTCGCTTGTCGAACAGATGTATAAAGACTTTGAAGATTATGGATGGAGTTCTGGAACATACTGCCAAAAAATATATCAAGGCCACAATAAAAAGGTTGAGAAGGATGTAGTCATATCAACTTGGCAATCAATACATAGAATGCCAAGACCATATTTTCGTCAGTTTGGTGCGGTGTTTGGAGATGAAGCTCATTTGTTCAAAGCAAAATCTCTGACAGGTATTATGACAAAACTTGATACTTGCAAATATCGTTTTGGTTTGACAGGAACTTTAGATGGAACACAAACACACAGACTTGTGTTAGAGGGTTTATTTGGTAAGGCAAAGTATGTTGTCACAACAAAAGAATTGATTGATAATAAAACATTATCAAACTTAAAAATTAATTGCATAGTTTTAGAATACTCTAATGAAGATGCACAGATAACAAAGGAATTTGATTACCATGAAGAATTGGAGTACATCGTCACTAAGACTAAAAGGAATAATTTTCTATGTGGGCTTATGGATTATGTTAATGGGAATACTCTCATCCTTTTCCAGTTCGTAGAAAAACATGGTGAACCATTATATAAATTAATAAAAGATAAATATACAGAAGAGAGGAAAACCTTTTTTGTCTACGGCGGTGTCGATACAGATACAAGAGAACAAATCAGAGAAATTGTAGAAAATGAAACAGATGCAATTATTGTTGCAAGCTATGGTACGTTTAGCACAGGTATCAATATTAGGAATATTAATAATATCGTGTTCGCAAGTCCCTCGAAAAGCAAAATCAGAGTGCTTCAATCTCTTGGCCGTGGTTTGCGAATTGGAGACAAGAGCAAAAATCTTAAACTCTTCGACATTGCCGATGACTTTACCTTGGGGAACAATCGACCTAATTTTACCCTAAGACATTTCCAACAAAGACTAAATATCTATAAGGAACAAAAGTTTAGCTACAAAATAGATCGGGTAAAACTAAAATGAACCTAGAAAATTACAAAATTTTAAAACTCAGTAACAAAGAAATGATTATTTGCGAGATGAGCAGTGAAAGTCCAGATAGTTATGAAATTATTAATCCTTTGAAAATGGATGTGATGCCAAGAATGAGCGCAAATGGTGAAGTTAATGAGGTTTTAAATTTGCGTCCCTGGCTACAACATATTTCTGAACAAAAATATATTAGTGTAAATAAGAGTCATTGTATTATAATCGTAGATGCTTCTGTTGGATTGTCAAGATATTATGAACATTTCATAAGAAAAATAGAACATGATGATAATGAAAGTAATGAAGAGATGTTATCTCCAGAAAAGGATGAATATGATGAATTATTATTAGAAGCTAAAACAGATTCTAAACTTATTCATTGAACCAGGCACATACTTAATGTACCCAGTTTTTTGGCGAATGTCAATACCCTTTTTGAATTGAATGGGTATTGACATTTTTTAAATAATTCTTTATTATTAGTTATATGATTGGAGATAAAAATGGCAAAGAAAAAAAGTGTTCATTATGTGGATAACAAACAATTTCTACAAGCTATGATTGAATGGAAAGATAAATGTAATGTTAATGAATCTTTAGGAAAACGACAACCACCCGTAACTAATTATATCGGTGAATGTTTTTTGAAAATTGCTACTCATTTATCATATAGACCAAATTTTATTAATTACACATACAGAGATGAGATGATTTCAGATGGTATTGAAAACTGTTTACAGTACGTTAAAAACTTTAATCCAGAAAAATCAAAGAATCCTTTTGCATACTTTACACAAATCATCTATTACGCTTTTCTTAGAAGAATTGCGAAAGAGAAAAAACAAAGTCATATAAAAAATAAAATGATTGAACGTGAAGCTTATGATGCTTACACTACTATGGAAGGTGACACTAACATCTATCATGTTGATGGGATTGATTTAGCTTCATTCCTACCAGAAGAGGATGTTTATAAACCAAAGAAAAAAGAATCTAGTAAGAAAAAAGGACTAGAAGTTTTTATGGAGAAAGATTCTTGAAAATAGCTCTAATCACAGACACACATTTTGGGGCAAGAAACGACAATTTAAACTTTAACGAGTATTTTTATAAATTCTATGAGAAGTTGTTTTTTCCATATTTGAGAGAAAACAATATTACTAATGTTATTCATCTTGGCGATGTAATGGACAGAAGGAAATTTATATCTTATAGAATTGCAAAAGATTTTCGTGAGAGGTTTCTTGACCAATTTGATGACATCAAGCTCCACATGTTAGTTGGAAACCATGATACCTATTATAAAAATACTAACGATGTAAACTCTTTACAAGAATTGGTATCTGGAAAGTATAACAATATTAAAGTTTATTCTAAAGCAACAGAGGTAGACTTTGATGGGTGTAAAATTTTGTTTGTCCCTTGGATAAACTCTGATAACATGGCACACACAACGAAGATGTTGAAAACATCTGATGCTCAGATTTGTATGGGCCATTTGGAATTAAGTGGTTTTGAAATGCAAAAAGGTATGGTGATGGACCACGGTTGGGACAAAGAAGAGTTTAGTCGATTTGATACCGTGATGAGTGGCCACTACCACCACAAATCAGATGATGGCCAGGTGTTCTATCTTGGTACACCATATGAACTTTATTGGAATGATTGGGATGATCCAAAAGGTTTTCATGTGTTCGATACCGAGACAAGAGAGCTTGAACGTATCGTAAACCCACATAAGATATTCAGTAAGATTTACTATGATGATGCAACTAATGATTATAGTCATATGGTTGGCCCTGCTAGCACGGCATATGATTTTGAAAAGTATAAAGACAAGTATGTAAAACTGGTTGTGGTAAATAAAAAAGATTTATATCAGTTTGATAA